CTCTGAAGGTTGTTCATCAAGACTACCAATTAAAGTGGTAATCTCCTTAAAAGAATCATCTGTAATATCTTGTCTCTTCTCTGTTTCAATACAGAGAACTTCTTTCGTTGCTGGTTTATTGTAATCTTCTACAAATTTAACTATCTCCTCAAAGACAATTCTTTGATTCCTATCCTCAAAGTAATCCCCCTTAATAAAAGGAATAACCTTACGAACATACTCCTCATTATGAAGTAGATTCCTTAATACCAGAAATTCAACTGTTTCCATAAGGTAAATCAAATACAAAAGTTATCCTGGTCTCGTCACCAAGATTCACAGCACCGTGGGGCATCTTATTATTAAACCAGAAAAGTGTCCCTGGGTCAACTATTGCAGTTTCATTCCCAACAAAATATTGATACTGACCTGCAATAGAAAGATGATACCTATCTCTAGTAAGATAATAGGTTCCTTCATCTATATGAGCACCAACATATCCATCAATAGGAAGTGAAAGAAATCCACATCGATGAACCTCCCTTCCAGGAAACTCTCTCTTTATAATTTTTAGAATTTCTGTATGTCTTTCATATGCAGGAGTGGGTCTACTTAATTCAGAATCACCCACAAAATCTTCTTTCTTGACTACTGCTCCCATTATCAATTGCAGATTTCCAACTTCTATATCTGCATATCCTCTTTCTAATAAAGTATCAGTACCCTCCCTCTGAATATACCAGTCATCAGAATACTGCTCTAGTTGTTCTGCTACTTTACTTACATCTACTCCCTTCTTTATAATTTTTATATTGTTCATGACCCATAACTAAACTCCTTCTGAGCGCATTCATCTAATGCTTGAAGAACCTCTGGGGTAAAATACTTTTTAGGATCTTCATAAACATTCTTCGGATAAACTTTTGCCTCTCCAATCTCATATCGGTTTCCAACTTTCTTAAATACTCCGTATTTTTCTCCAAGTGAGAGTAATCCGTAATAGGGGTCCAGTCCTCTTTCATCAAAGAATAAACGTATCTCTACTTCTTTATGCTCTCGCGAGAGTCTGCTTTTAGCTGTCTTAGCTTTGATAATGTTCCCAACAACCTCTTTCTGATCCTTTTCCTTTTTTTTGCTGAGATATATGATTGTAGACGCGGCATATTTGAGACCAGAGCCGCCTCCCATTTCTTTAGTAGGGATGTAAGAGCCGATAACATCGTAAGTGTGATTTGTAACTAATAGTGGAATGTTTGCTTGACCAAGCTTCAAAGTCAACATTCTGAACGCACCCTTCACAAGTTGAGATTTGGTCATATCCCGAACCTGTTTATCATTAAGTGCGTCTGTAATCTCCTTCTCAGTGGATAGCATCCCCAAGGAGTCTAGCACAAACATACACGGCTGACGATCTTCTGTTGGCAATTGTAAGTATTTATCAACAGCCTTCAAAGCTTTACTTCTAAATTCTTCAATGGTTACTACATTAATAACCACGAATCGTTTCATATCAATACCACGACTCTCTAATAATGACCGAGTAATACTACTCTCAGTATCGAAATAGAGTGCATAAGCATTGGGATTATTATCAAGAAAGTTCTTAACAACGGCGAGAGAGAAAAAAGTCTTTCCAGTACTGCTTTCTCCAGCAATTGCAGTG